AAGTCATCTAGCGTTGTGATGAAACCGAGTTCGGTAAGCCACTGCACGTGTGTGCCGTTCATTTGCATTAAGCCTCGACTGCCGCCGTTACTGTCTTGTGCGTTAAATGCAGTTGGGATGCAGCGCGACTCACGAAACATCACGCGTGCGAGCATTGGTGCTTGATCTGCAGGCCAACCAGCCGTAATTGCATCAGCCACGTATTGTGCACAACCTTTAGGCACAGTCGTAGTAGTCGTAGTAGTCGTAGTTGTCTCTGGCAACGTGGGCACAATGCTTATCAGGGTTGTGGTGATCTGCTCACCCGGCTGTAGTTGCCTCTCAGGCGCTTCACTAGCCCCCCAGAGCAACGTAAACGCCGCTAAGCCTGTAATCATCCATGCACCTATTTTGAGTGTTATAAACGTCATTTTTTCTCCAATTGGTAAGGGGTCTGCCATGAGTCGCCGATTGCATCCTTAAACGCAATTTGTGCGTGCAGCACTTTGTCTGTTTCAGGGTCACGAAATATCTGCACAAGCACCATCTGACTGCTGTCTAGGTGCGTGGTGTAAACCTCATAAATGTATGTTTTTGCGTCTGCCATTGCATCTCCTATCGCCGGTACTACGACCATAGGGCATCAGTGTGGCAATTCGGTGAATACTCTCTTAAACGCTTGTTGTATAAGGCTTGTAGGTTGCTTGACAAAGGCTGGTGAGACTTCCACGTGCAGCCAATCGCCACCCGGCGCGCCTGCAATCTCTGGCTTGCTGTACGAATTCCATGCTTGACGATCACAACGCCAGCCACGTCCAAATGCTTTAGGAAAATAGTCAAGTACTTGCTCAACACCTAATTCGTTTGCGTTTGCTAACACAATGTTAATAAAGGCAATAGCGCCTTTACGGTTGGCTGTTGAGTGTTTTTCGGATGGCCTGTAAGACAAGTCAACTGCTCGACCAGTGGCGTGTACAGATAGTTGATCGTCTTTTCCATGCATCTGTCTAATTCCCCAGCTGCCGTTATTCCAAATTGCGCCGCCACCGTACAAAATGGCTTGGCGTATCCACTCATCCATGCCGGGCAGTGGGCCTGCAACTGCACCGTCACTGTTGCCTGTGTATGGCCGTGAGCCAATAATTTTAGGATTGGCTGGGATAATGCTCATGGTGCTGTAACTGGCTCTGCTGGTTTGCGCTTAAGTCCGTTAGCGGCAACAAGACCAGACAACGTGCCAGTCATAAACACAGTAAGCGTGGATAGCAAATCAATGAATTGTGCGTCATTTGGTGATTGCTCTAATGGCTGGGTAACAAACAGTAGGCCGTACACAAAGCCAATAACTGTTAGCGCAAATGTGACTGCGATTGTGCAACCCACAAACACGATCATGCGTGCGTGTAGTAGTTCTATTTCTGCTTTTTCCTTAGCCATTAGAGACCCTTTCGCATTGTGTAATTGTTCCGCATCGAGTTAGCACGCTGTTACGTACTTTTTGAGGCGCGTTTGTGCGTGTTGTTTCGCACGCGGTCAGGGCAAGTGCAAGCATGACACTAGCCAAGTAATAGCGCAATTTCATTGACTGTAATTTTTATGGTCATGCTGCCCCAATGTCTTCAATAGTAAATTGGCGAGGATAAGCCGCTGCACCGAAATCTGTAACTTGGGTATTTAAGGTCATTGCTGCTATTTGCATTTTGTATGTTGCGGAGCCAGAGCCAACGGAAGTGTATGTGTAGGAAATAATTGTTGGAAACGAGACTCCTGTATCCATAACAAGAGATGAAAAGTCTGCTTGCGTCAAAGCTGTTGCACCCCTGAGAATTTTGAAAGAAACACCTTGTAGGCCACCATTTGGATACGGGTTTACCTTTGCCGTTATGCGGTAAATACGTCCTGATACTTCTGTGATTGTCAAAGTTTGACCGGTGTCTTGATATGCCGTGTGGGTTGCTGATGTTGCAAACGCTGTTGTCAAAGTTTGCACGCCTGCTATACCCCAAGGCAGCGCATTCATTTGTGCTGCCGTAAGGATTTGACCTGATGTGAATGTTGTGTTGATTGCCATGTTTTGTCTCCTTTAGAAACTTAACAAGTTGTTGTTAAGAGTACCAAATATCGCGTCATTGAGTGTGAGATACTGGTTGCCGTCTGTGCTTTCAAACGTGGACGAGATGATGTGGCTGCCGGGTATGATGTTGTGAGATACGCCAGAGACGATAAGAGTCTGGGTTTCTGTGGCTGGTGTGCCTACAACAAAGTTTTTGACCACACTGCAAATACTCGTTAGATCGAGTGTTAGCGCAATGTTTTGATTGGCTGATGAAAGAGCCGTAAGTTGAGTTGATAGGCCAGTAAACCGTAATACAGGGTCTTTATATTTGCCTAGTAAATAGTTGCCTAAGCCGGCTACCTCTGTTGTTGTGCTGTTAAGCAAATTGGTAAGCGCGTATTGTTGTGCTTGGTATAGGGCAATGCTTGTTGCGTTGCTAGTGGTCTGTACTGCGCCTGCCGTGTATAAAGCGCGTAAAGGCATTGAGAAGGAAATGGAAAAGATGGTTTTAGAAACAGCAAACGTAGTTAGGCGGTCGCTCTAATGCTGTCTATACCAATTATTTCAGAGTTTGACGGCAAGGGCATTGACAAAGCAATTAAAGAATTTAAGCAACTAGAAACCGTTGGACAAAAAGCGCAGTTTGCTATTAAAAAAGCAGCAGTGCCAGCCGCTGCAGCTCTTGCAGGTTTAGGCGTTGCTCTTGTTGGCGCTACTAAAGCAGCAGTTGAGGACGAAGCCGAACAAGCACAACTCGCGTTAACTCTTCAAAATGTGACTGGCGCGTCAGATGCACAGGTTAAAGCAACAGAAAACATGATCGCCAAGATGAGTCGAGCGTCAGGTGTTGCAGACTCTGAACTACGCCCGGCATTGGCAAGCCTTGTACGTGGTACTAAGGACATTGCTACAGCCACAGACGCGCTCTCACTGGCACAAGACATTTCTGCAGGGTCAGGCAAATCATTGTCAGAGGTTAGCGATGCTCTTGCTAAGGCTTACGGCGGCAACATGAAAGGCCTGCAAGCCTTGTCACCAGAAATTAAAGCCATGATCAAAGATGGCGCGTCACTTGAAGAAGTAATGGCTGTACTTGGCGGCACGTTTGGTGGTGCAGCAGCAACCGCAGCCGAAACCGCAGCAGGCAAATTCAAGATACTAAAAAACTCGTTAGACGAAACCAAAGAGTCAATTGGCGCAGCGTTACTACCAGCAGTAGAAAAAGCCTTACCAGTAGTACAAAAGTTTGCGGACTGGGCAGAAAAAAACCCTGACAAGTTCCTTGCTGTTGCTAGCGCTATTGGTGCAGTTGCTGCAGCAATTGTGGCAGTTAACTTTGCTATGTCGGCAAACCCTTTTGTTATAGCAGCTGCAGGAATTGTTGCAATGGCTATCGGGTTTAACAAATTGGCTGACGCAATGGACAAAATAAACAAAGTAGGCGGTTTTGCTGCACGGTTACTTGGCGGTTTAATTTCGCCAGCCGTTGGTTTAACCGCAAACATCCTTAAAGGCTTGCCGGGTTTAGCAGATTTGTTTAGTTCAGATAGCAAGCCAACGCCAAGCGCCGGCATAACTATTCCTAAAATGGCTAGCGGCGGCATTGTGAACAGCCCAACATTGGCGATGATTGGTGAGGCAGGCCCAGAGGCCGTAATTCCATTGTCGAGGATGGGTCAGATGGGTGGCGGTATGAGCATCACCGTTAACGCAGGGCTAATAAGTACACCAGATCAAATTGGGCAAGACATTATTACAGCAATACAAAAAGCGCAACGCCGTAGCGGTCAGGTGTTTGCAGCCGCATGACCGTGCCAGTAATGCAAGTGCTTGTGGGTTTCCAATCCACGACAGGGTTTGGTACGCCATTCCAACTAAATGACGCGTTTTACGGCGTACTAAATACCGCTGGTCGAGGCACATTAGGCGGCGTAACAATGGTTGACTTGACCAGCATTGTTGAGTCAGTCAACATTACACGTGGCCGTAACCGTCAACTAGACCAATTTAACGCTGGCACAGCCACAATTGCGTTTAACAATCAAACCGAAGTGCTTAACCCAAGCAACACGGCTAGCCCTTATTACCCATATGTGTTGCCGCGATGCCCGGTGCAAATCCTTGCCAACGGCATACCAATTTACACAGGTTTGGTAACAGACTGGAATTTAGATTACGACATCAGCAACAAAGACATGATGTATGCGTCAGTGATCTGTGAACACATGGGTTACTGTGCACCGTGGACTACGGAGAAACTATTAACAATGTTGGGAATGTGTGCGAGAGCACACGACATGCTCAACTCGGACACTGTTCAAAGAGGATGGACAGTCAATAACAAGGTCACACCCGAAGCGAAAGACTTCATACGACAGTCAATAGATGCAGGTGTGAGAAATGCAACAGTAATAAAACAAGTAAAAGAAATGTTTGAAATAGAAATATCACAGTCATATATCTCCAAACGGCGATATATTTATAACGGAACGAAAGGTTCTAACAAGTGAAAATAGAAGAAGATAACAAACGTATTTATGTCCGACAATCATGGCTCGGTGACACACTCATGTGTATGCAACGAGGCAAGTTCCAAATCACCCACCCAGAGTTCCGATCAGGCTCCGATGCGACCATCATGGGTACGGCAGTACACGCTGCAATTGAACGTGTGCTAGTCGGTGACCTTGACCCCAGCAAGATCGCAGGCGTAGCGCAAGAATCGTTGGAAGCGTTGATGGCAGAAGATAACTGGAAGCAAACCAACATCAAGCCCGACACCATGATGCCCCACACAGGGTTGATGGCAGAAACATGGGTGCGAGACATTATGCCTCACGTTACGTTCGGTGGTGAGGTTGAGTACAAGTTCAAAGTACCCACACCAACATCAGTGCAAGTTGGCAACGACTTGTACGAGATTTGGTTTGAAGGCACAATGGACTACCTCAGTCCCGATGGTGTGTTGTGGGATTGGAAAACATCTTCACGCAAATACTCACAATCAGAGAAGCAGAAGCAAAACGTGCAATCAAGCGTGTATGCTTACGCTGCTGTGTTCAACGAATTATCTAAGTTCCCTGTCACGTTTAACTTTGGTGTAATGACCAGAGCGAATAACTCGCAGGGACAAATCGTTCCAGTGCAACGCACAGAAGCACATGGACAATGGATCGTAAAACAGACTGCATCAATCGTGCAATCTGCAATGCGGATCGGCAGGGAATCAAACTGGCCGATAAATGACCAACACTTCCTATGTTCAGAATCATGGTGTTCGTGGTGGTCAATATGTAAAGGCTCACACGTCTCCGACGTGGAGCAACAATGGAGTCAGGAGGCTCAGTAATGGATAAAGATAGGTCAATCATCACACAGGTAGCAGCAAAAATTGCTAGCGAATTGACAGGCAACACAACAGGCATGAATGCAGAAGAGACAGTGAACCGTTTCACTTTGATCTTCGTTGAAGTCAAGGATGTTCTGATGGAAAACATTTACGGTGAAGCCGCAAATGTTGAAGCAGCAACACAAACACTTGAATCAGCATTCGGTGCAGTAACTCAAGTTGAGTCAGCACCGTCATCAGGGTTCACCATCAAAGTACGTGGTGATCAACACGGCGACATTCCGAACTGGCTCCTTGCAGAATGCAAGAAGTCAGGTGTGTCTGAAGTGTATGACAACCGTGACGGACTAGCCGCAAACCCGAAACGTCCTTGGTTCAAAGCAACCAGTGGCGACAAGGCTTTCTGGCCACCAAAGGGTAAGTAACTTAGATGCCTAGATTAACCGCAGAAGAAATAATTGCGGGCTGGGATACGGTAGAACAGGGGGCAGCAATGCCCCCTGTTTCCGTTTCCCTACCCGAATATCGCATGTACTCGCCACTGAGCGACGCTGCAGAATCTTTCGT